GCTCGGAAAACGCACGCTAGGTGTGACGCCGGACCCAGGCGCCCCCCAGCCCTTCGACCCTTGTGAACACTGGGCAAGCGGCCTTTCACCCCGCTGAGAATGGGTCAGTTAACGACCCGCTAAGGGGGTGCTAATGAGCCGCAGCAAAGCCCCGGAGCTTCGTACCGGCAACGCGAATTCTGCCGCCGACTCCGCTGCCCCCATCGTGTACGAGGGTCGAGCGCCCCGTGTCCCTTCGCACCTGAAGGCGACCGGCAAGGACGTATGGCGCAACGTGTGGTCAGCCGGAATGGGTGCCTACTCCCCTGAGACTGACCGCAACGTGATCCTTCGGTACTGCGAACTTCACGACCGGCGTGCCGACCTGTTGGCGCTGATCGAATCCGACGGCTTCATGTCTGAGGGTTACAACGGTCAGCCGGTCGCGCACCCGATGCTTCGTTACGTCGAGTCGACTGAGAAGGAATTGCGTTCCATCGAAACGGCGATTGGCTTCACTCCTGAGTCGCGCTTGCGCCTGGGCATTGTGGCCGCTGAGGCACGGAAGGTGTCCGCCGGTCCTGAAGACTTCTAGGGGGTGCCGTGACTGACTGGGTTGGAATTGATCCCGTCATTGCGCGGCACATTCCCGCTGACGCTCCCTTCCCGTCCGAAGGCTATCGGGTGGCGAAGTGGATTGAAGAGTTTTGCTACCTGACTGGGTCGTTCGCCGGTCAGCCGTTCCGGCTTCTTCCGTGGCAGCGTTCACTTCTGGTCGACGCGTACGAACTGACGCAAGACACCTTCGGGCGTTGGCGTCGGAAGCATCGGACCGTTGTCGTGTGCGTGGCGCGCAAGAACGGGAAGAGCACCATTGCCGCAGCGATCATGCTGTATCACCTGATTGCCGATCGTGGCGACACTCAGCGTCAGGTAATCGCCGCTGCCAATGACCGCAATCAGGCGCGCATGGTCTTTGACTCCGCGAAGCAAATGGTGAACGCAAGCCCGAAGCTTTCGGCTGTGTGCAACGTTCAGCGCGACGTGATCCGGTACAAGGACAACACTTACCGGGTCGTGTCGGCGGACGCCGGACGGCAGCAAGGTTTGAACCCTGCCGCTGTGTCGCTCGATGAGTACGCGTTCAGCAAGAACAGTGATCTGTTCGACGCGTTGACGCTCGGTTCCGCTGCCCGTAGTCAGCCCATGTTCTTGATTATCTCGACCGCTGGGCCCGACCCTGACGGCCCCTTTGCCGCACTGTGCGAGCAAGGTGAGCGCGTCAACTCCGGCGAAGCCGATGACCCGACGTTGTTCTATCGGTCATGGGGCCCGAAGCTGGGTGAGACGGTCGACCACCTTGACCCCGAAGTGTGGGCGCGCTGCAATCCGTCGTACGAGATTCTGAACCCGGACGACTTCAAGGCGGCAGCACAGCGGAGCACAGAAGCAAGCTTCCGAATCTACCGGCTTTCACAGTTCGTGCGTGGCGCGTCTACGTGGTTGCCGCATGGGCTTTGGGATTCGTTGGCCGACGCTGACGACCCGCTTGAGCCTGGGGACGAAGTTGTATTGGGCTTCGATGGGTCATGGAAGGGTGACAGCACAGCGCTTGTCGCCTGCCGTGTACGTGACCTGAAGGTGTTCGTCCTGGGTCACTGGGAAGCTCCGGCCGATGATGTGCATTGGCGCGTTCCCATGGCCGACGTGCGCGACGCCCTACACGAAGCGCTCGATACGTACCGGGTGCGCAACCTTGTTGCCGACCCGTACCGCTGGGAAGAGACGCTAGACAATCTCGAAGCCGACGGCTTCCCGGTTGAAGCGTTCCCGACCAACTCACTGAAGCGCATGATTCCGGCGACTCAGGCTGTGTATGACGCGTGCCGTGACGGTCGGCTTTGCCACGACGGCAACCCGGCTCTTGCCCGGCACATCGGTAACGCCGTCCTGAAGGAAGACAAGAACGGCGCCCGGGTCACGAAGGAATACGCGGCAAGCCGTCGAAAGATCGACCTTGCTATTGCCATGGTGCTAGCCGTTCACGGCGCGATCATGTGGCGCGAAGACAACGGCGCCCACGTTGATACGGCGATTCTCGCCACGTGGGAAGGCGACGACGGGCAGGTGTTCACGTCCGGTTACGCCGCTGAATCTGACGACTTCTTCTCTGATATCTGACCCGACTACTCACGTGAGTAGTCGACCGAAGGGGGCACTGTGCGCGTTTGGCAATCCGCCTTCGGGTGGCTCATGGGCAACGGCGACGAAGCCGAGACTGAACGGGCCTGGGAACCGTACGACCCGACTGTGTACAGCCTGGGCAGTACGGCGGCTTCAGGTGAGCGTGTAACGCCGCACGAAGCCCTTCAGGTGTCGGCGGTCTTCGGCTGTGTTCGTCTCCTGTCTGAGACGATTGCAACCCTGCCGCTGACGTCGTACAGCAAGCGGGGCGGCTCACGTCGAGAGATCACGTCGCCGGAATGGCTCGACTACCCGAACGCCGAACCCGGCGGCATGGGTCGAATCGACATTCTGTCTCAGACGGTTCTTTCCCTTCTCCTTCAGGGCAACGCGTTCCTTGCCGTCCGCTGGGCTGGGCCGAACATCGCTGGGCTTGACGTGCTCGACCCGACGAAGATTCACGTTCACATGGTCATGGTCGACGGCCTACGCCGGAAGGTGTTTGAGGCGTACGACATTGACGCCGACGGGAACGAAGTTCTGTTGGGTTGGTTCACGCCGCGCGACGTCCTTCACATTCCCGGGATGATGCTTCCCGGTGAGTTCGTCGGTTGCTCCCCGATCACCTACGCGCGTGAGTCCATCGGGCTTGCGCTTGCGTCTCAGAAGTACGGCAGCAAGTTCTTTGCGAACGGCGCCATGCCTGGGGCAGTGGTTGAGGTACCCGGCACGATGAGCGAAGAGGGGCTTGCACGTGCGCGTGAAGCGTGGCGTGCCGCCAACTCCGGGGTCGACAACGCGCACCGCGTAGCGCTTCTCACTGAAGGTGCGAAGTTCTCGAAGGTCGCCATGTCGCCGGACGAAGCCCAGTTTCTTCAGACACGTCAGTTTCAGGTTCCGGAGATTGCGCGCATATTCGGCGTGCCTCCGCACCTGATCAGCGATGCAACCAACTCGACGTCATGGGGCAGCGGGCTTGCTGAACAGAACATTGCGTTCAGCATGTTCAGCCTTCGGCCGTGGCTTGAGCGGATTGAGTCGGGCTTTAACCGGCTTCTCTTCGCTGAGACGGCGGACCGCATGAAGTTCGTCAAGTTCGACCTTGACGAAATTAAGCGTGGCGCTCCGAAGGAACGAATGGAGCTTTGGAGCCTGGGACTTCAGAACGGCATTTACAGCATTGACGAAGTGCGTGCCGCTGAAGACTTGCCGCCCCTTCCTGACGGACTGGGTGAGAAGTACCGGGTGCCGCTGAACCTGGGCGACGTTGACGAAGAGTCGAAGCCCGAACCGGCCCCTACTCCCCCAGCCATTGAGCCCCCCGCACCTGAGCCGGACGACGAAGCGCCGGACGACAAGCCGGACGACGAAGAGCCGGACGACGAAGGGGAATCTGAAGATGACGGAGACGCGTGAGTTTCGCGTTGCCGTCGGAGCACTTGAAGAGCGCGCGTCGGAAGACGGGCGCATTTCTATGCGCGGGTACGCGTACCGGTTCAACGAACTGAGTCAAGACCTGGGCGGCTTCCGGGAACGCATTGTTCCTGGGGCCGGTGCTCCGTCGCTGCGACAGAACGACGTGTACGCCACGTTCAACCACAACTCATCGGCGTTGCTAGGGCGTACTTCGTCCGGGACGCTGCGAGTCGGTGAAGACCGCGAAGGCGGTTGGTACGAGATTGATCTACCGAACACGACGGTTGGTCGTGACGTTGCTGAGCTTCTGAAGCGTGGCGACCTTCAGGGGTCGTCCTTCACGTTCCGGGTGCTCGACGGCGGGCAGCGACGTGCCGACGACGACGACACGGAAACGGGTCTTCCCATTCGGGAGATCACGGCCATGGACGTAAGAGAGCTGGGCCCGGTTACGAACCCTGCCTATCTCTCAACTCAGGCTTCTCTTCGCTCGATTGAAGAAGTCCTGAACATCGGGGAGTTCGCGCCCCCGGCTTCTGACGAAGTGCGCGATTCCCAGCCGGACGGCGACACAGCCCCGGCTTCTCACCCTGACGCGCGTGCCCTTGTTCGCGCGCTTTCTAAGTAAGGAGTGTCCGCATGGACGCGACTACCCTGAGCGCCAACTTTGAGGCGCGCGAGCGTGCGACCGCTGAGCTTCGGGCGCTGACTGATGAGTTCGCCGGTAAGCCCATGGACGCCGACGCGACCGCGAAGGAAGAGCGCCTTCTCTCCGCCGTCGCTGACTTTGACGGCCGTATCAAGCGTGGCATTGAGGCAATCAAGGCGACCGACGCTGTGACGTCGCTTCTGTCGGGCCTTCAGGGTTCCGGCTCCGGCGCCCAGCGCTCCGCCGACGTTGACGACGACGCCACCCTTCGAGCGGGCAACCTGGGCGAAGCGCGTTCCTTTGAGTTCGCCCCGGAGAAGCGCGACGGCACGAAGGCCGCGAACCCGAACGTGCTGAGCCGCACCCTTTACGGTCAGCTCATTGCTCAGGCGGTCGAGCGTTCCGCGATCATGCGCGGTGGCGCGACCACGTTCACTACGTCCGACGCCAACCCGCTTGACTTCACTGTCATCACGGGTCGGTCGACCGCTTCGATTGTCGGTGAGACTGCCGAGATTCCTGAGTCTTACCCGGCGACCACTCAGCGCAGCATGGGCGGGTTCAAGTACGGCTTCGCTTCTGTCGTGTCGTATGAGTTCGCCACTGACCAGGTTCTTGACCTTGTCGGCTTCCTTGTCTCCGACGCCGGTCCGGCTATCGGTGACGCCATGGGGCGCCACTTCATCACGGGTACCGGTACCGGTCAGCCGCGCGGCATTCTGACCGACGCTTCTCCGGCCACTGCCACGTTCGCGCTGACCGACACGGACAGCAAGGTTTCCGACGCCCTGATTGACCTTTACCACGAGGTCCCCAGCGCGTACCGGGCGAACGCGAAGTACGTTGTGAACGACCTTCGCGCGGCTCAGATGCGCAAGCTCAAGGACGCGAACGGTCAGTACCTGTGGCAGTCCGGTCTTACCGTTGGCGCTCCGTCCACCTTCAACGGCAAGGTCGTTGAGACTGACGACGGTATGCCGGTCGACAAGATCCTGTTTGCCGACCTGAGCAAGTACCGTGTCCGCTTCGCCGGTTCGCTGCGTGTCGACCGTTCGGTTGACGCGAAGTTCAGCACTGACCAGATTGTTTACCGGTTCCTTCAGCGTGCTGACGGCCTTCTGGTCGACGCGCGCGGCGCGAAGGTTCTGACCGTTGGTCCGGGTGCCTGATCCTTCCTAGGTGTGGGGGCGCTCCGTCTACTCACGTGAGTAGTCGGGGCGCCCTTGCCCTGGGTCCCTTGGAAGGGGCGCAGCGTGGCATACGCGACGATTGAAGAGCTTCGCGCGCTTGACGGGTTGGATGACGCTTCGTTGTTTTCCGATGAGCTTCTGTCCGAAGCAATCGACTTCTCTGTTGAGACGGTTGAGGCGTACACGGGTCAGAAGTGGGACACAGCCGAGAACCCGACTCCGGAAACCATTCGTTGGTGCGTGCGCACCCTGGGGCGGCAATACGTGCTCGACCATGTGTCGCGCATTCCTGATCGTGCCCTTCAGCTTCAGTCTGAGTTCGGCTCGATTCAGCTTGCCCAGGCTGGGGGTAGTTGGCGCCCGACGTCGCTGCCCGAAGTGAACGCGAAGCTGAACCTGTATCGCGTCCGCCTTCCGTTCATCTTCATGTGAGGGGTTGCGTGTGGCGCTGATCTTTGACGCGAAGGTTGCACTGTTCAACGCACTGAAGGCCGCTGTGCCGACGGGCGTTCAGTGCACCTTCGCTGAGACGGGGGACAACTCCCGTAGAAAAGCTGTGTGGTTGGGGGCGACCACTGACGACGACCTTGCCCCAGCGGCTATGCGCTCCGGCGCGAAGCCAACCAACGTGACCGGCTACGTAGAAGCGCACGCCGTTGTCACGACCCCGGGCAATCCCATTGACGCTGAGCGTGCCGTGTACGAGATACGCGACCACGTGAAGGAAGCTTGCGCGGCCTTGAATGCCGACCTTGCTTCGGTGCCCGGCTTGCTCGACGTACGGCCTGAGTCGGCTTCCGTCGAATCCACTGAAACCACTGACGGCGCGTACTCCGCGCTGACCGTTCGCGTCCGTGTTCGTGGGCGCGTCTACCAATAGAAGGGGGCGCACGCATGGCGCTTGACGCAAGCATTGGCATTGGGCGGGAAGACACTTACGGGACCCTGTCCGCCGACGTTGAGGGATACGAGGGGCAGGCGGATAGCTGGAAGACCACTCGTGAGTTCATTGAGTCTGTCGGCTTCCGGGCCGGTATGCAGACGGCACGCGCTGACCGGCGGAACGTGGTCAACATGGGTGGCGAAGGTGAGCTTGAAGTTGACCTTCTGGACGCTGGGGCCGGTTCCCTTCTGACGTCGGCGTTCGACAAGGTCACGGTCACCGACACGGGCGGCGTACGGACTACGGTCCTTGAGACGTCCGACGTGACCCAGGCGCCTTCATTCTCCGCTCAGATGGTTCGCCCTGGGACCGACGGCACGAAGGCGGCGTACAAGCACAAGGGCTGTGTTGCAACTGAGTGGTCACTGACCGCTGAAGTTGAAGAGGCTGTGAAGCTCAACGTCACGTTCGACTTTCAGGACGTCGAGCACACGACCAACCCGGCTCAGATCATCGCGCCCGTGTACCCGGTTGAGGCGTACCCGTACGACTGGACCCGGACCGGGGTCGAGCTTTCGAAGGACGGCAGCGCGGTTGCGTTCGACGCCACTTCGCTTGAGCTGACCGGTGACCTGGGCATGAAGACGGACCGGCGCTTTCTGCGCGCGAATGAGCTGAAGAAGAAGCCCGTTCGCAACGCTGTGCCGACGTACGAAGGCACCCTTGAGGGTGAGTTCAGCGCGTCTTCGCTGACCCTGTACGAAGCCTTCATTGCGGGTGAGCTGTGCTCCCTGAAGGTCGAGTTCACGGGTGTGCTGCCCGGCTCTTCGCTGACCGTTGAGGCTCCGGCGATTCAGTTCACGGGTGAGTCTCCCGAAGCGGCTACCGACGAAGTCACCGTTCACAATCTCCCCTTCCGCATTCTCGACCCGGGCACTCCGGGCGTGGCTGCAATCAAGCTCACGTACGTCGAGCCGGGTACGCCGGTCGAGCCGTAATGGCGCAGCGAAGTGCGTACACAATTCGTGTCGACGGACTTCGTGAGTTTCAGCGGAATGTACGGAGCCTGAAAGACAAGGAACTGAACAAGGCCGTGCGCGAAGCCAACAAGGCTTCCGGCGAAGTTCTGATCCCCCAGGCGAAGCACGAAAGCCCGGACGGTAAGCGCGACTCTAAGTCGAGCAAGAAATACCGTCCGGGCAAGCTGGACAAGTCCATTAAGGTCACGGCTTCCGCGAAGGGCGCCGTCATCAAAGCCGGTTCGGCTTCACGCGTTCCCTATGCCGCTGCAATCCACTTCGGATATCGCAAGCGCAACATACGCCCGAACCGGTTCCTTTTCCGTGCCATGGCCCGTAAGTCGGACGTCGTGGCCGCTACGTACGAACGCCGCATTGACGCCGTCGTTCGCAAATTCTTGGAGAGTTGATATGCCCGCTAAGAAGCCTGCCTTCGTTGCCCCCGACAACTTCACCCTTGACCTGAAGCTTGATTCCCTGACGCTCGATGAGATTGACGCAATTGAAGAGATCACGGGTCAGCCGCTCGACGCGCTGAACAAGCCGGGTGCTCGACGCGCCCCGATGCTGAAGGCCATGGCGTACGTGACCATGAAGCGCAAGTACCCGGACTTCACCATTGAGGACGCCGGAGCGCTGAAGATCAACCTGAAGGGCAAGGGCAAGCCGGACCCTACCGAAGCCAACGCGTGATTGCTTGCGCGCGTCTTGTCTCCCACTTCCGGGGGCTGACGTGGTCGGACGTGCGCGGCATGGAACTTCGAGACTTCAACGCGTTGGTTGAACAGATGGCTGAAGACATTGAGGCGGAACAGAAAGAGCTTCGCCGGTCTTCGCGTGGACGTAGTGGCGGCACGGCTAGCGGCAGTGAGCGACGCACGCCGGTTATGACTTAGGGGGTGCGTCGTGGCTAAGCCGATTCAGGTCACAATCATGGGTGACGCCGAGCAACTGTCACAGACACTTGACGAAGCGTCGGAAGAGATCAGTGCATTCGGTGAGACGGCGAAGGGGCTTGCCGCTGTAGCGGGTGGCGCTATCGCCGTCGGCATCGGTGCGGGTATCGCTGAGGCACTTGAGAGGGAAGCCGGGAACGATGTTCTGACGGCTCAGTTGGGCGCGTCACCGGCTGAGGCGAAGCGCCTGGGTGAAGCTGCGGGTGCCGTCTATTCGTCCGGCTACGGCGAATCTGTGGCCGACGCGAACGAAGCCCTGAAGGGTCTTTGGCAACAGGGGCTTGTTCCTGCCGGAGCGACCGCCGACGAAATGGCGAACATTTCGAAGAAGGCAATGGACGTCGCTACGGTCCTGGGTGACGAAGTGGGCCCGACGTCTGCCGCCGTTGGTCAGATGTTGAAGACCGGTCTTGCGAAGAATGCCGACGAAGCGTTTGACATTCTCGTGCGCGGCACCCAGGAAGGTGCCAACAAGTCGGAAGACCTGTTGGACACGTTCAACGAATACGGCGTTCAGTTCAAGGGCATCGGCCTTGACGGCAAAACGGCTATGGGTCTTCTGTCCCAGGGTCTTCAGGGTGGCGCCCGTGACGCTGACCTTGTGGCCGACTCCCTGAAGGAATTCGGCCTTATCGTCCGCGCGGGTGGCGACGAAGTGAACGCGTCGTACAAGGCCATTGGCCTTAACGGCAAGGACATGACGAAGGCCATTGCCGAAGGCGGACCGGCGGCAGCGAAGGCGCTTGACCAGACTCTTGACGGTCTTCGGAACGTGAAGGACCCGGCGGAGCGTTCGGCGTTGGCCGTGAAGCTCTTCGGCACCCAGGCCGAAGACATGCAAGACGCGTTGTTTGCGCTCGACCCTTCTACGGCCGTTGAGTCGCTGGGCAAGATTGACGGCGCAGCGAAGACCGCCGGTGAAACCATGCACGACAACGCCGCGAACAAGATGAAGGAATTCACCCGGAGCCTGACGACTGGGCTTGTTGACTTCCTGGGCGGCACGGTCATTCCCGTTGTCGAGACGTTCGCAAGCAAGCTGGGCGGCGTGGCGTCGGCTATCCAGACAACGGCGTCGTTCATCTCTCAGCACAGCACGACCTTCGGGATTATCGCCGGAGTCATTACGACCCTGATCCTTCCGGCGCTGATCGGCTGGGCCACTCAGCAAGTCATTACCGCTGCGAGTGTGGTTACCGGCTGGGTCACAACGGCGGCGGCTTCGGTCACGTCGGCGGCAACTCAGGTAGCGGCTTCGTGGTCGACTATCGGCGGTTGGATTGCGGCAGCGGCAAGGGCCGTTCTGTCGGGGGCAACGATTGTCGGCACATGGATTCTCATGGGCACTCAGTCACTCCTTCAGGCGGCACGCATGGCGGCGGCGTGGCTTATCGCCATGGGCCCGATTGCGCTTCTGATCGCTGCAATCATCGGCCTTGTCGTCATCATCGTTGCCAACTGGGACACGATTTGGGCGTACACGAAGAAGGTCTTTCAGTGGCTTTGGGACTGGGTCAAGAAAATCTTCAATTGGCTGAAGGACCTATTCCTTAACTTCACCGGCCCCGGGTTGCTCATCAAGCATTGGGACAAGATTTGGTCGGCCACGAAGTCCACGTTCAACAACGTGAAGAACTTCGCGAAGGACGCGCTTAACGCCGTTGTCGACTTCGTCAAGGGTCTGCCTGGGCGCATTCTGTCGGCGGCTTCCAAGCTTCTCAGCGCGGGCAAGTCGGTCGGTGGTTACGTCATTGACGGAATCAAGAACGGTCTTTCGAAGCTGGGCGGCTTCGCGTCGTCTCTCGCTTCGGCCGTTGGTCGCGCTGCCAAGGGTGCAATCAACGGAGTGATCGACCTTCTCAACTGGGCCATTCCGAACAAGCTGGGTTGGGGCAAGCTCAGCATTGATCTGCCCGACTCCCCCATTCCCAAGATTCGCGCCATGGGTGGCCCGGCTTCCGGCTGGACGCGCGTTGGTGAGCGTGGCCCGGAATGGGTGAACCTGCCCGGCGGCTCGACTGTGCTGCCTAACCATGCGTCGGGACCCGGCGGGGGCGGCGTAACCGTGAACGTTCAGACGAACGCCGACCCGTTCGCTATCGGGCGCGAAGTCGCCTGGGCCATGCGTACTAGTCCGGCGTGACGACTACTCACGTGAGTAGTCAGGAAGGGGTTCGAAGTGGCGGAGTTGGACGACTGGACATGTGAGTTTCGGGGGCTTGTCATGGGCGTACCCGACTCCGCCATTTCGATTGTCGGCGTTGACGGGCTTCTGTCGCTGCCCGACGTACGGTCGTCAGACCTAACCCTTGTGCAGCGAAACGGACTGTGGCCCGGACGGGACTACCTGAACGGGCGCACGGTCACGCTGACGCTTGAGGTTTACGGCTCGACCCGGGAAGAGTTCACGGAAGCCCTGAACGCCCTTCAGGCGGCTTTCAAGCCGGGCATTGATGAAAGCCCCTTCCGGTTCCGTTTCCCGGGCGCTGCGGCCGATCAGACGGCTTACGTCATGGCGCGCACGCGTCGGCGGACGGCACCCCTTGACCTGAACTTCGCGTACCTGACTTGCAACATGGTGGTTGAGCTTTTCGCGTCGTCTCCGTACATCGTGGGCGACGCGCCCCGGACGGTCACCGTGAATAGCTTCAAGCGTGACCAACTCCCTTCGGGCCTTGTGATACCGGCAACGGTTCCATGGCAGATCGAAGGGCAGGGGCCCCAGCCTGAAGACCCGGTAAGCCGGTTCACCCAGTACGGCAGTGAGGCGGCTCGACCGGTCGTCACGATCACAAGTGCGGCTTCACCGACGCTGATTGACGACGTCACCGGACAGTTCTTCAGCGTGGATTACGACGGCACGGTTGTCATTGACTCCGCTGCCATGACGGCGACGAACGCCCAGGGTGGCGACGTCTCCGGCTTCATCACGGTTGGTTCGACGTGGCCTGAGTTTGGCCCGGGTGAGCACCGTTTGCGGCTCCGCAGTAGAGACGAATACACGACGGCAACGGCTTCGCTTACGTGGTCGGATAGGTGGGTTTGATGAGTTCCTTTGCATGGTTTCAGGACGGCGTCGGGTATGGCGCGGCTGACCTTGCCAACTGGCAAAGTGTCATGGTTCCGCGCGGGTCGCTGAGTCACCTGTTTTCGAGCACGACCCAGTTCCTTGCCAACTCGAATCAGACGAACCGAACCGTGGCCGTTGGGTCGGGCAACGTGCTCATCGGCGGAGCGTCGAGCGGCGGCACCTGGGCATGGTCGTCGGGCGACACGATTGCCATTCCGACGGCTTCGAACGACAACCCCCGTAAGGACCTGATCGTTGCGCGGCTGACTACGTCGGCGGTCGACGGCAGCAACGGGCTTGCCATTGAACTTGTTCAGGGCACCCCTGCCGCTTCGCCGGTTGTGCCGACGCGTCCGGCAAACTCCGTTGCGCTGTGCGTAGTTGACGTGCCGAAGGCCACAACCACGTTCACTATCACGGTAGTTCGGCACACGGGTCAGTATCAGGATCAGGGCACGCTAGCGAACGGCCATGTGGCGATTGACTGGGCGGGTGTGCTGCCGTCGGCGTCGGCGTTCCCGGTTGGCTTCACGCTGTACGACCTGGGCACGAATCAGCGTTGGGTACGGACGAACGCCGGAGCGTGGCACACGTCGGACCCGGGCCCCTGGAAGACGTGCACGCTTCAGAACGTTCAGGCGAAGGACGGCACGAACATAACCGTGACGGGCACGCTGTACATTCGCGAGTCTTCGAACGGCTGGGAACTGTCCGGGCAAATCAACATGTCGCCCAGCAAGGACATTGATCAGCTTGTGATTCCCGCGCTTATGCCGTCCGGGATTACGCGACCGACTCAGAACACGTACGGCTCTTCGGGTCAGTCGTACGGCACGACGAATAGCGGCGTTGGCCGACTCGCCCTTATGGCGAACGGCTCGATTGAGTACGGCGCTGACGCGTCGGTTGCCAACGTCTACGTCAATGAGTCGTTCTCGAAGTCGCCATGGAATTCGTAACCGACTCCCTTCATATAGGTAGGGGGTATATCCATGCCTGACTTCGAAGTCCTTCAGGTTGAAGCCACGACCGGCAGCGTGATTGCTACGTTGCCGGTCACCGGCATTCAATACAGCGAAACGCTGAACGCTGCGGGTACGTGCTCCGTCGGTATGCCGCTTGACGCTGCCGACCCTGAGACGCTTGCACCTGGGCGCACTGCCCTTGTGGTGACGCGCGACGGCGAACCCGACTGGGGCGGAATGCTTTGGACGGCGACCGCTGACCTTGCCGCCGGAACGCTCGCACTGAACGCGTCCGGGTGGCACAGCTATTACGCCGCGCGCTATCTCGACATGCCCGGCGGGTACAGCGGCAAGACGGATCAGGCGCTTCTCTTGCGCGCCTGGGTCGAGCACGCGAACGCCAACGGCGGTATCGGCACGGACACGTCACGGCTGACGACGACCGGCCGGATTCGGTCGCGCACCTGGGGCTTCAGTGAGTTCAAGCAAATCGCTGAAGCCATGAATGAGCTTGCCGACGAAGACGGCGGCTTTGACCTTCGGTATGAAACCTTCTGGGCGGACGCGAAGCGCACCCGGATAGGTCACCGGATTCTTCACTCAGCGCGCGTCTCCCGGACGTTCCCGACGCTGACGCACCGTGTTGACGCCGACGTGTCTACGGTCGCGTACGACGGCAGCAAGCTTGCGAGTGAAGCCGTGACGTTTGGTGCCGACATGGGCACGGGCGTGAAGCCGTACAGCATCGTGTCGAATGCGCTCGACGGCCCGGAGCTGACCCAGGTCACGACGTACGCCGACTTGAAGTCGACCGCTGACCTGATTCCGAAGGCCGCTGCCCTTGCCGCCGTTGGGCGTCAGGTAATCGCCATTCCGACGCTGAACCTGTACCCGGGCGTGTATGACCCGGCGGCGTTCGTGGTCGGCGCGTCCGGCACGGTCAATGTCGATTCCGGCTATGTCCAGTTGCTTGAAGAGTTCGTTCTGACCGAACGCCGCATTGATGTTGACGTGAACGGCACGGAGACGGCGGCTTTGTCTTTGGCGAGTAAGGAAGTGTTTGTAAGTGGCGATTCAGGCTAATGCGCTGCCGCCTTCCCTTGTGGCGGAGCTGAACGAAATGAAGCGTCGGCTTGCTGCCCTTGAGCGGAAGCCGAAGCTAGGGAGCGTCAATCAGCCGATGCCCTTCAGTTCGTATCAGTCGCCTTCGGTTGAGGGCACGACGGGCGAAGAGTATGGGCCGCACGTGCTAGGGCTTATCAACTCGACGGGCCTGAATCAGCCGGTGCTTCTCCTTCAGATTCCGTTTCACCTTCCCTGGTATTCGACCGGCACCCCTGACGTCTCTGTGCGTGTCTGGGTGCGCGACATGATTACCGGCGGCAAGACTTCGGAATTCGTGATTGACAAGACGTCGGACTTCACGAGTGCCGACATGCGGGGCTTGACGCGTCGGCTCACAATCTCTTGGATTCACCCCCAGCCGATCGGCTTTGACGACCCGAATCAGTGGAAGGCTTTTGCCGTTGAATACAAGGTTCTGAAGCGCCTGCCCGACGGCAACACGGTCGGCATGGGAATGCCGCACCTGATTACGGGTGTGCCCCTGGGCACGTACGTCGAAGAGAACACGAACGGCAACCCGCGCATTGACGGCACCCTGACGCCGACTGACGGGGGCGCAGCGACATGGGGATAAGTGATCTGACCGGCGCCGCTGAGATTGTCGGCGGAGCGTGTCTCTTCCTGTTGCTGGTCTATCGGCAGGTGAAGACCGGCGCACGGGATGCGTGGCGCGAAGAAGCTGAGGCACAGACGGCGCGCGCTGACCGGCTTGAGAAGGAAGTTGCGCGCCTTATCGACGTAGTTGAAGCGCTCCGTTCTGAGAACCGTGAGCTTCGCACGCACATTGACAACCTGATTGGGGGCGCACGTGCCGATTCCGAATGAGATTCCTACGGTGCGCGTCACGGCACAGTACGAGGGATTCGGCGGCAAGGGACTGAAGGGCACCGTTACATTCACGGCGCCCTTCGTCACATTCTCTGAGTCGGACTTGTTCCTTGCCGGTCCGGTCGTCTGTTCGCTCGATGAGTCGGGCAGGCTGATTGACGCCGACGGAAACATTGGCGTGCGCCTGCCTGCCACGGACGCGCCGAACATGAACCCTTCCGGGTGGACGTACACGGTTAAGGAGAATCTGACCGGCGTCACTGGGGCGCGCACCTATTCCATGGTGCTGCCGAAGGACACGCTGAACAACACGGTTGACCTTGCCGACGTTGCACCCGCTGACCCGACTACGCCGACGTACGTTGCCGTTCCCGGACCCAGCGCGTACGAAGTGGCCGTTGCCGACGGCTTCACCGGCACTGAGGCGGAATGGCTCGACTCCCTTGTTGGGCCCGTCGGTTCGCCCGGTAACAAGATTTGGACGGGCACCACTTCGCCTACAACGGTCGGCATTGACGGAGACGTGTTCTTTCAGCGCGTCACGACAACGACCCTGGGCGTAGATAACACGGCGTACAAGATGTGGACGAAGTCCGCCGGTACGTGGTCGGTCGCTACGGCCGATGTTCGGGGCGCTGCGCTGTACGTGGGAACCGGCGCGACGTCGAGCACTGGGACCGTTGCCGGTGACGTCCTGATCCGGACTGACACGGGTGACGTCTATCAGCGTGACGCGTCCGGCTGGGGCACGCCGAAGGGCAACATCAAGGGCGTCAAGGGCGACACGGGCGCGACCGGCGCTCAGGGGCCGAAGGGTGATACGGGCGCTGCGGGTGCTCCGGGTGTCGTTCAGTCGGTCAACGGTGTCAGTGCGGCGGCAATCACCCTTGCCGCTACGGACGTTGGGGCTGTGCCGACTACAGAGAAGGGCGCAGCGAACGGCGTTGCGACCCTGGGCAGTGACGGCAAGGTTCCGTCGGCTCAGCTTCCGGCGGCTTCGGGCGGGGGCGCTGTGTCGAGCGTCAACACGAAGACCGGTGACGTTGTCCTGAACGCTGCCGACGTTGGCGCCGTTGCCACTACCGCGCTGGGTGCCGCTTCGGGTGTCGCCACGCTCGACGCTTCAAGCAAGGTCCCGACGGCTCAGATTCCGTCGCTCACGTCGACTTACGTTGCCGTCTCAACTAGGGGCGTAGCGAACGGAGTTGCCACGCTCGACGCGTCCGGCGACGTTCCGATTGCTCAGATCCCCGATGCTGCGCGCAACAGTTGGACGCCCCAGGCACTCGGCTTCAAGGCATGGTCGTGCGACCCGGGCGGCGTGGCGAACCCTGCCGTGAAGTACCTGAAGACCGGCCGGTTGTTCCTGTCGGGAATCAACATCACGGAGTCGACCACTGTTTCTAAGGTCGTCATGTTCGCGCGCGGGTATGGCGGCGTGTCGGCGGACCGTTGGGCAGCGGGCATCTATCGGGAAGACGGCACGAAGGTCGTCGGTTCCGCTGCCGTCGCGCTGACCATGGCTGGGCAGGAATCCGGCGTACTTCCCGCCATGGCTTCCAACCACATCGGAGCCGTGCCGATCAGCATTACGTCGAGCACGCTCACACCTGGGCGCTACTGGATTGCGTGGATTCAGACGATCGGCGGCACGGCTGACTTCGCCTTCTATCACGTACAGAACGAAGCGCCTGTTGCAACGGCGAACTTCTTCATGACCACAACGCCGTTCCCCCGTGCCTGGTATCTCGACGGTCAGACAGGGTTGCCGACAACGGTGAGCCCTACGAACGCCGCTGCGCTCGCCGATCACGACATACCGATTGTGGCGCTTGCCTAGTCACCGACTACTCACGTGAGTAGTCAGCCCCTCAGTAATCCGACTGGGGGGCTTTGTGTTGCACAGAAAGAGAGCACACGTTGAGTCTCGCAAAGGTTCTGTCTATCGCGTCCGGCGAAGTCGGCTATCACGAAGGCAAGTCGGGCGGACATTGGAACAACTTCCAGAAGTATTCGCCTGCCGTTCCGGGCCTTGAGTGGTCCCAGAATCAGGCATGGTGCGCGACCTTCGTGAGCTGGGTTGCGCTGAAGGCCGGAGACGCTGAGCTTTTCCCGCGCACGGCTTCGTGTGCAACCGGCGTTTCTTGGTTCCGCAACAAGGGGCGCTTCAGTGAGTACCCGGCGGTTGGCGCTCAGGTTTTCTTCGGCAACGGTGGCGGCTCGCACACTGAGATAGTCGTTTCGTACGACGCCGATTACGTGTACACGGTCGGCGGCAACACGAACGCGAACGGCTCCGCTGAGGGTGACGGCGTGTATGAGAAGAAGCGCGCGCGGCGTGACTCGTACCTGTACGGCTACGGCTACCCGGCTTACGAAGGCGGCTCCGTCTCCGCTGACCCGAACGCCGCGAAGTACGGGTACAAGGTCAAGGCGACCGGCAAGCTTTCGGACGTGACCGGCTCGACGCCGAGCAAGCCGAAGCCGAAGCCGAAGCCGTCGTATGAGCCGTTCCCGGGTGCTGCCTTCTTCAAGGGTGAGCCGAAGTCGGCAATCGTCACGGCCATGGGCAAGCGGCTTGTTGCCGTCGGGTGCTCCGCGTACAAGTCCGGCCCGGGTCCCCAGTGGACTGACGCCGACAAGGCTTCGTACGCGAAGTGGCAGCGCAAGAACGGGTACACGGGTGCCGACGCCGACGGTTGGCCCGGTAAGACCACGTGGGACGCGCTGAAGGTCCCGAAGGTCAAGTAACACTCTGTCATTACCGCGGTGGTCGGCATGTCCTATTTTGCACGTATTCAGGGCGTGCCGGCTCCGGCGTTTTCGTCACTCACAGTAAGGGGCTCGCATGGGTGAGCACAGCAAGGGACCGGCCGGTATCGGCGTCGTTCTCGACTTCGTCAGGAAGCATCGGAAAGCAATCGTCGGCTTCGTGGCGGGTGCCGTCGCTGCCGTGACTGCCATCAAGCCGGACTTCCCGGGCGCTGCCGTCATGGGCGCCGTTCATGTCCTTCTGGGTGTCTAGGTAGCCGACTCCCTTCGTGGCGGGTGTAAGTGCATTCACCGCGAAGGGAATTCGGCAGTGGCCTATTACAAGTCCATTGGTCTGATCGGTCCGGCCCAGTCCGGCAAAGACACGGTCGGCGCACGGCTCCGGCAGCGTTACGGATATCAGCGCGTCGCATTCGCTGACCCTTTGAAGCGGGCAGCGCTTCGCGTTGACCCGATCATCCCGACCACGTACGGCGTGCACGTCCGGCTTTCGAAGCTCATTGCCGCCGTCGGCTGGGACTACGCGAAGACCACGTACCCGGAAGTTCGTCGGGTGCTTCAGCACGTCGGGCAGACGGTTCGCGACATTGACCCGGGTTTCTGGGTCCGTGCCGCTGCCCCCGCTATCGACGCTGCGGAGCGCCTGAACCTGCCGGTTGTCGTCACTGACGTTCGGTACGAGAACGAAGCGACTTACCTTCGTGACAGGGGCTTCGCCACGATCCGGGTTACTCGACCTGGGGCCGGAGCTACCGGCGACACGGCGAAGCACAAGAGCGAAACGGAGCTTGAGAACTGGGCGACGGCGCTGACCATTGCGAACACGGGAACGCTCGAAGAGCTGAACCGGATCATTGACTCACTCCTTCTCCCCCGGAGCCGCTGACACGGGCCCCCTACTGACTGACCCTCAACCGGGTTGGTCGGTAGGGGGCTTTCGTCGTTTGGTCACGGGAAGGTAAAGCTTTCTGTCTACTCACGTGAGTAGTCACGAAACGGGGCTTCGGGGCGCTAGGCTGAGCACAGCACAGCGAAGACGACGAAGGGGCGGGGCGCATGTTCACGGTCAAGTACAACCGGACGACCAACCACATTGACGGGCTTGCGATTCGCTCGACCGGCGGCGGCAACGACATGGGCGACCACGTGTCGGATTACGCGCTGAGCGCCTGCCCGTCGCTGACCCGGTACAACTTCGCGGACGGCGCCCAGTTCGAAGACGTTGAAGACGCCCTTGAGGCAGCGCGTAAGGCTGGGGGTCGCAAGCTGTGCAAGCACTGTGAGAAGGCCGCTGAAGCCATGATTGAGGCTGAGCGTGTCGCCCGTGAAGAGCGCCTGAACCGTGACCCGCGCGGTGACGAATGGATGGGGCGCACGATCGGTGACGCCGTGACCGTGACCCTGAACGGCCGGACGTTCGACACGGAGCTGACCGGCGCGGACCACATCACGCCCGGTTGGACGGTTGCCTATGTGGACGAAGACGGGAACCGTACCGATTCGTTCGTTGTGGTGACCGACGCCGACATTGCCGAAGACGTGACTACTCACGTGAGTAGTCTGGTAGAGTCGGCCACGCACGACGACGACAACAACGAAGGGGGCTCCACCATGGCCGCGAAGAAGCTGAAGCTGAAGGACGTCCGGGGCGACATTCGGATTGGCAGCGCGACCGGTTCCAACGGAACCATGCACGCTCTGAAGGCGGAGCTTGACGCCGACGGCCGGAACGTCACCTACTGCCCGACGAAGTTCAAGACGCCCGTTCGGTCCTTCGGTCCGGCCATGGATCAGAAGCCCGAACTTGAGCTGTGCGCCGGTTGCTCGAAGGTCGTTCCGACCGGCGACGTGATCGTGACGGAAGAGCCGGTGAAGATCCCGGGTCTCAACCTGACGGTCAGTCAGAAGAAGATCACGCCCGTTGAGGGCGCCAACGAAGGAGAGAACGTCATGCCCGCTGCCGCGAAGAAGACCGCTGCCGCTACGCCCGAAGCCCAGGACGTTGACGCTCAGATCAGCCGTGTTCATGAGCACGTCGACGCAATCAAGGCCGCTGAGTCCGCCGACGTCGCTGAGGCGAACGCTGGGCAGGCGGAAGACCTGATTGCGAAGCTTCCGACGAAGCACCGCAACACGCTTCGTGCGACCGTGTCTGAGGCGAAGAAGGCGAAGCTGACGGAGCTGAACCCGGCACCTGCCGCCGACGCGCCTGCCGCCGCTACTGCCCCCGCTGCCCCTGCCGCGAAGAAGACCGCTTCGAAGGCCGTTGCGAAGAAGGCCGTTGCCGAAGTGGCCGAAGACTTCAACAAGTTCGACGGCGTGACGAAGCTTGTGAAGGACGGCGTCAAGTTCGTCAGCGAAGGTATCGACCTGGGTCTGAAGATGACCAACGTCGGTGAGCGCCTGGCACACACCATGCTCGACATGCGCACCCGCATCCCGAACCCGGACGCGAACAACCTGCCCGACCTGACGTCGGTTCGGAAGACCACGAAGAACAGTCACGCCGCCGTGTGGGACGAAGTCCGGAAGAGCATTGCCGACGACGACGTTGAGCGCCTGGGCGCCTTCAACTCCCTTCAGCGCGCCACTCAGAACAAGGCTTCGGACGTGCTGTGTGACTGGCTTGAGTCCTTCAACGGCCCGGACCGTGAAGAGACGCTGACGGTCATGCGGTCGCTCTTCCCGGGTGCCGTCGCGAAGCTCGAAGCGAACGCCGCCGCTATCGCTGAGGCTCAGGCCGACGCCGACGTTGACGAAGCCGACTACCCGGCGGAGCTGAAGCCGTCCGACGCCATTCGTGCGCTGTACGAAGAGAACGGCGTTGAGCTTCCGAAGTACGGCCGTACGGAGCTTGCCCGTATCGACCGGCGCGTGAAGAAGCTTGAGGCGACCACGAAGGAACTTGAGGCGCTGAAGGAAGCCGACGACGCCGACGCTTCGAAGGTCGAAGAGCTTGAGGGCGCCTTGAAGGAACTGACGGCGGAGATTCCCGCTGAGTTCGTGCCGGACGGAGAGAAGGAGGAGAAGACCGAAGGTCAGAAGACGGTCGAAGCTCTTGCCGCCGTGAAGACCCAGCTTGAGAAGGCCGGTAAGCGCTTCGGCAAGGTCAAGAGCGCTGCCGACAAGCGGAAGGCGAAGGCGGAGCTGTACAGCATCATTCGCGCTGCCGCCGACGCGTTCGACCTTGACCTGAGCGCGCTTGTCACGTCGGACGACGAAGACTGACACACGGGGCTGAGCGCCCCTCACAGCCCCTCACAGCCCCGTCGGGTCACCACGTACCGGCGGGGCTTCGTCACGCCCTTACAGCGGAAGGAACGGCTGACCTGGGGTGAGTGATGAAGTGACGCTGTGACTCTTTTCCTGGATTCACATAAGACTTCTCATTGAGTAAACCCAGCTCGACGCCACTTCGTCACAGCGTCACCACGTAGCCGACTCCCTTCAAAACAGGTAGAGACACCTACCGCTGAAGGGGGCCCACGTGCCCAAGATTCGTACCGTCTACCGTGGCGGAAGCCGGTTCTACGTCCACCCTGAGAACCGGGAAATTGTTCACCCGGGCGTGACGTCCGTTCTCGGAATGCTGGCAAAGCAAAACTTCCTTGCTCCGTGGCAAGCGAAGATGGCCGCTGAGTTGGCCGTTGACTCAATCGACTTCGTTGCCGACATGGCCCAGCGCGACCGTGACGGAGCCGTTGACTACCTGAAGGGTGCCGCGCGCCGGTACACGAAGGTTCGCGCCGACCTGGGCAGCGAAGCGCACGACCTGTTTGAGCGACTGATCCGGGGTGAGTACGTCGGACGCGTGCGCGCTGATCTGACGCCCTACGTCGAGCACTTCCGTGAGTTCCTTGAGGCAGTCAACCCGGAGCTTGTACGGGCCGAAGACGTCGCATGGTCGGACACCTACGGGTACGCCGGAAGCTTTGACGTCGTTATGCGCGTATGGCTCGACGCCGACGGCAACCCGACTCCCGACCGGTCCGGCACGCCCCATCTGATCATGGGCGACTGGAAGACTTCGAAGGCGACTTACCCGGACGTCGCCCTTCAGATGAGCGCTTACATGAACGCCGACTTCATCATTGACCCGGACGGCAACCGTGAGCCGATGCCGGAGTTTGACGGCGCCGCTGTGCTTCACGTGACTGACACAACCTGGGCGTTCAAGCCGGTCGAGACTGGGCCGGACGTCTTCGCTCACTTCCTGCACCTTCGCGCAACATTCGATTGGGACCGTGACGTTTCCCGGAAGGTGATCGGGAAGCCCATTGCGAAGAAGGCAGCGGGCAAGCTTGTGACCGGCACCCAGCGGCGCGCCCGGTAACCGACTCCCTTACTCACGACTGAGAGACACCCGCACCGCTGAAGGAGAGAACACCTTGAACCGTCGCACGAAGGACGCCCTGAAGACCTTTGCCGTTGGCGCTGCCCTGGGCTTCGCCTTCGCCTTCCTGGGGCTCATGGTGTCGGCGTACGCCGTCATGATCCTTGTCGGTATGTGGCACGGCCACAACGACGCCATTCCGGCGCTGGGCTTCTTTGACTCCGTGTACGGCGTCGCCCTTGTCGGCCTTCTGGGGCTCATCGTGGCGCCCCTGACGCGCGACTAGCACCCTTCCGGCCCAACTCCCCAGGGTCAGCCCCTCAGTGCCTCACAAGGGCGCTGGGGGGCTTTTTGTGTTTCGCCTTGTACCAACCCGGCTCAGGTCACCGACTCCCTTACCCACAAGTGAGACAGCAAACGGGCGGCAAGCCCCTGCACCTGGGAGCACACACATGGCGAAGCGTTCCATTTGGGCCGGAGACGAAGACAACAAGCCGAAGAAGCGTGAGACGTACGCCGACGACACCGTTGGCCGCTTTCACTCCGGCTTCTCTGAGCTGAACGAGCGCGGGAAGATGGTTCCCGTTGCCCTTGCTGAGTGGCGCGTGTCGACCGGTGAGAAGACCGTTGCCGACGCCGTTGCCCAGCTCTTCGGCGGCACTCCGGTCGAGAACGAAGAGAGCACGTCTGAGAACTTCATTGACGTCTTCACGGAGAAGGCCCGGGTGCCGATCATCCTTGAGGCCGACGGTATCCAGTGGGACATGAAGCACTGGGTGAACGGCAAGCTGAAGCACCACTGTGACGGCTTCGACTTCAAGTCGCACCCCAGCGACCCGGACGCCGTTGGTCAGCCGTGCGGTTGCCCGACGCTCTTCGATGAGCGGAAGGCGGACGCGAAGAACGACGACGGCCCGAACCCGGCAATCACGGTGACCTTCAACCTTGCCGACGACCCGGAGCTTGGGAAGTTCAAGTTTCAGACTGGGTCTTGGACGCTCTTCAAGGTGCTTCACGAAGCCGAAGACGACCTTGAGCGCATCGGCAAGGGTGGCGCTGTGCTCGCTTACCTTGAGCTTGAGTTGGTCGAGTACACGCCGAAGAAGGGCCCGATGCGGAACAAGCTTGTGTCGTATTACAAGCCCGTCATCAACGTCGTGAAGTCCTTCAACGACGCCATTGCCGACGACGCCGAGTGAGCGCGCCGGAAGCCGCTACGCCTGAAGCCTGGGCGCGCGTCATGAAGGGTGCGAGTGACGAAGCCGTTGGGGCGCCACTGTGGCAGTACCCGCCGGAAGCACGTCTTGCCGTCCTTCATGAGCGTCGCGCCCGGTTCGGCGTTCCGACGGCAGACGACTTCGATCCGGAATACCACTAGTGGCCCAGCGCGGAACGGTCACCGACTATGCGGGTGAGCCCCTGTATGTCGGTGACCTGATCAACTACGCAACCCGCTGCGGGAATGGGACCCGGGCAACGGACGCAATCATTCGGGAAATTGAGATTCGATATGCCTACGGCAAGCGAATTCCATTCCTGAAGGTTCAGCCGACCGGCGTTGAATCCCGAAGCGGGCTTGAAGCACGCAAGACGTTGCGCGCCGAATGGATCGGCACGGAACACGTACGCCTGTTGC